TAGAGGTAGAAGCGGAAGTCAAATCTTTCTTGAAATGGGCAAACAAGGGCAAGCGCAAAAGAGACTTTGAGTTCAAAACACTTGACCCAGTAGTCGCTGAAGCTCTAAACCGTTGCGCCATGGAGGGCGACCTCGAGACTGCGAGATCGTTGGCTAAAGCCTACTTATCTTGAAATGGGGCGCGCACAAAGCAGATATGCGTATTGCGGCCAAAAATGCACCGAAGATACGAGCTTCATTACGGAGCTCTATCAACGCAAAAGAGATATTTGAGGATTACCAAAAAACTCAACCGTTGGTCAGCGACAACAATACGCAAGACCGCGCTCGCGCTAGAGCTTGGGCAATGATGAATGTCAAAGTGAACAAAGAACCGATCGTGGCTGCGCTTATTAAAACTTGGGCAGATGGTTACGCCTTAGGACAGGTTGCGGCTGAAGAAGCAATACTCAGACTACAAAGAGCGCAACGCAGGAAACTAGCTTATACAGAAAAGGCGAGCGACTATGTGGACTGGAGCAAGTGGCAACCTGGTAACCTAGCTGCTTCTCTACTGCTACGCCCTACTGACGCCTTCCGGCGGTTACTCGCGCAAGCTGGAATTACAAGCGAAACAATAGCGAAGGCAGGATACGATCGTATTGGAACAGCGTTGGCAGATTCATTAGCTGCAGGATTCTCACCCAACAAGGCTGCAAAAGTTATAGCGGAAAAGATAGGTGATCCAGCGCGAGCGTTAGTAATAGCGGTTACTGAGCAGAACCGCGCAATGAGTATTGCGACACTAGCTTCTTACAAAGAAGCGGAGCTTGAAGAAGTAGAATGGATGACCTCAGACCCATGCGACGAGTGTGAAATCAACGATGGGCAAGTGGTTAGAGTAGGGCAACCATTCGTCTCTGGCGACACCGAACCTCCAGTACACCCTAATTGCAGATGCGCCTTACTACCAGTAATTAGTGGTGTAGAAGACGACCCAAGTGGAGGACAAGACTTTTTAGATACATTGAACGGCGGAGACTTGTCTGATTTAAACATGTATGATTAACGCGCATAAGCAATCAAACAACTCGAATAGAGGTATAAAATGTCATTAGTTCACATTTCAACAACGGTTGGAACAACACCAACGCTACTTTGTACAATTCAAACAGGATTAGGTTCTGTACCAATCCAAATAAATAATCAAAATGCCCAACCAATTTTTGTTGGTGACGCTTCTATCACCGCTACGGGGGCAGGTAGAGGAACACGCATAACCTCAAATGGAAACTTTCAATTATGGGCGCATGGTGGCGATCAAATTTATGCTATTTCTGCTGCTGGAACTTCTGCGGGAGATGTATCAGTTCTTTATTCAGGTAACTAAAACTTATGGCTGAAGGATTTGTTCCACCGCAAGCAGTTAGAAATAACGCCGCTCGCGGTTTAGAGCTTAGAAAAAAGCATGGGCGAGGAGGCACTGAAGTTGGGGTCGCGCGCGCGCGAGATTTATCTAACGGTAAGGCGCTATCATTAGACACAATCAACCGCATGGTTTCTTATTTTGCCCGGCACGAAGTGGACAAAAAAGGAGAAGGGTGGGGGGTTGACAGCGCAGGATATATAGCTTGGCTATTATGGGGGGGCGACGCTGGTCGATCTTGGGCAAACGGAATTTCTAACAGAGAGAAGAAAAAGGATAAATCGTCAATGAGTAATTTAACCACCGCGTATTTTAGTATTGTTAAAGCAGACAGAAACGCTGATGGAACTTTAATGGTTTACGGAAAAGCAACAGACGATTCATTAGATATTGACGAGCAAATTTGCGATCCAATTTGGTTAGATCGCGCAATGCCTGAGTGGTTTAAAACTGGCGGCAACATAAGAGAACAGCATTCATCTATTGCAGCAGGAGTGGCAAAAGAATATGAGAAAAAACAAGATGGGCATTACATACATGCACTTGTTGTTGATCCAGTTTCAGTAAAGAAAGTAGACGCAGGAGTATTAAGAGGATTCTCTATTGGAATCAAATCTCCTAGAGTTGTGCGCGACAACAAAGCAGCAAACGGCAGAATTGTAGATGGACAGATCGTTGAAGTAAGTTTAGTAGACAGACCAGCGAATCCTAATTGCCAACTTGTATTAGCAAAAAGCGTAGACGGCGAAACAGGTATGTGGAAAGTCGAGGAGCTTATTATTAAAGAAGAAGAAACGAATTATGAGGCAATCAATACAGGCGGAGAAGGTTCAGAGCCATCAAATACTGAGTTATACAACAGAATTAAACAAGAGGCAAAACGAAAGTTCGATGTTTATCCATCAGCCGTAGCAAATGCATGGGTAGTCCGTGAATACAAATCTCGCGGAGGAACATATAGAAAAGAAACAGACAAAAAAACGGTAGAAACCGCAAAAGGAGAAAAAATGGAACACAAAGAAGAAGATAAAGCGGTTTCAGAGAAGCCGTCTAAAGAAGATATGTTAAAACAATACGGAGAGTGCAAAAACAATTACATGATGGCGAAAGAAGCCCTTGATGGTTGCAAAGCCATGTGCAAAGAAATGGGTATTGAAATAGAAGACGAAGATATGGAAAAACAATACGGTGAATCAGCCGAAGAAGAAAGTGCCGAAGGTCGCGCTGGCTCTGGTGCTGGTCACGAATTAGCAGAGGCAAAAAAGAAATCTGCTAATACAACTAAGTGTTTAGAATGTGGTTGCAATGCAGTAGGAACTACGCATGGCTTAAAAACAATTAGAGATAATGCTAATGTGGCTATGCCATCAAATGTATCAACCGCTGAAATAATTTCACCTGATCAGACTCCTAAATCTGCTGAGGCTGAAACAGAAACTCCGGCAGTAAAAGAAACTCCGGAAGAAGTGAAAGAAGAAGCTTCAACAGAGGAAACAATTTCTGATAATGAAAACTTATCAGAGGAAATAAATGCCATCGTTGAGAAAGCAGTCAAGGTAGCTACCGAGTCTCTCAAAACAGAGATCAATGCGTTAGTGTCCGCAAAAGAGGCGGCAACTAACAAAGCGATAAGTTTGGAGTCGGAGTTAGCGACAGCTAAGTCTCTCGCTGTTGCAGGTGGTCCAAAAAGGACAATCAAACCGATAGATCACGCGTCAAATGATTTATTAGTTAAAGCAGCAACATACAAGGCTAAAGCAGACGCATCAACCGACCCTGATCTAGTTAAAGGATATAGAGCTCTTCACAAAGAGTATATTGAAAAATCAAAATCCTTAACTGAATCAAACTAACCGAAAGGAAACAACCAAATGGCCGAAATGCCACGCGCGAAGGATCTGTTCGGCGACGCTACCCCAGTAGAGGCTGCCAAGCATATGGAGGAATACACCGAGGTTCTCGGTAAATCTCTTAGCAATGCTTCATCTGTACCGGGTCAAGCTCCAACCGCCGATCCACTCGCTCAACTAGAGGCACTTGCTGCAAGCAAGTCTCTAACCCCTGATGCCTTAGCAGGTCTCAATAACGCATTAGCTTCACAAAGAGTAGCAATGCAAGAGATCCAAAAAGACATCACACTTACATCACCATTATCAACAAGCTTCGCTGCCTTCGACTTAGAAGCGCCAGCAAAGCTATTAACACCTCGCCCAACCCCACTCCGTAACCGTATTCCTCGTAAAAAAGGTGTCGGTACTTCACACCGTGTAAAAAGAATCACTGGTTACACTGGTACAGGTACAGGTGGACAAGGACAGATCTTCCCAGGTATTACAGAATCAACAACAACTGCATTTGGATCAATTAACTTCCAACGCGGTCCAAAGATTTCTTATACCGCAGATGATTTAGTGCTGCCTTACAACTCTTACTCACTATCTGATGCAGTTTCATTCGATGCAAACTTCTCAGGTATGGGTTACCAAGACCTTCGCCAACTATCATCTACCTCAACTCTATATGCAACAATGCTTATGGAAGAGCGCATGATGTTAATGGCACGCGGAACAGCATCAGGTTACTCAGGCGCACTTGCTCAGGTAACTAGCGTAGTAACTGCTTCTCCAGTTGCAGCAACAGGTCAAACTGCTCTTGCCTCAGGAACTTATTATGTTGCAGTAACCGCAGACGCAGGTATCTCAGGTAACGGTTTCGGTGAATCTATTGCTTCTGCAATCGGTTCTGAAACAGTTGTTACTGGTGATGTTCTTGAAATTACATTCCCAGCAGTTACAGGCGCACTTGGTTACAACATTTATGTTGGAACTTCAACTGGTCTTGCTAACTTGAAGTATCAAGGAACAGTTAAGGGTGCATTAAAAGCAGTTATCAATGGTGCAAGCGCAACTTCACTATTGGCTAACAACTTTGCATTCTCAACAACTGGCGCTGCAGCAAGTCGCGCAACCGCAGATACATCTGCTTATGCAACAGGATATGACGGCATTTTGCCAACAGTTCTTGGTCCAAATAGCGGATTTAACAATGTAATTAACAGCACATTCTCAACATCTAACCCAGGTGTAGAGTTCCAAAATGTATTTGCTAACCTATACAGCAATGTAAAGGCTGATCCAGATATGGTATTGCTAAACGGAAATGACCGTAAGCAACTATCAGACGCAATTAAATCAGGTTCAAATGCTAACTATCGCTTGGTTATTAACGAACCAGGTGAGAGCGGAACTACTTATGGTTCAATCGTAACTGGACTTCAAAACGAAGTTACAGGTAAAGCAGTAGACCTAATGGTGCACCCTTGGTTAAACTCAGGTGTTGCTCCTGTTCTTAGCTTCACACTTCCAATTCCAGACACAGAGGTTTCAGATGTTTGGGCTAACTTCTTAGTACAGGATTACATGGGCATTCAATGGCCTGTAACCCAGTTTGCTTATGAGTTCAGCACATACTTCCGTGGAACATTCTTCTGCACCGCTCCAGCTTGGAACGGCGCAGTTTCAGGAATCGTAAACGCATAACTTAGGCAATTAAAGAGGGTGCGTCATAAAACACGCACCCTTTTTAAGTTAGGAGAGGCATGAGTAGATATGTTGCACCTGATAAGGGTGTAAGAGAAACAGTTATCGGTAATAAAACTTACCAACCCGACAAGGGTGGTATTTACAATGTTGAAAACGCAAGTCATGGGCGAGCAATGAAAGCCGAAGGTTATTTCGAAGCTTCATTAAACCCTTATGCTGGAGGCGACAACAAAAGAGGATTTACTTGCGTAGAATGTGGTTTTAATGGTTGGTTCCGCAAATGTGGGCGTTGTGGAATCGAATCCGAAACAATAGCAACAGACGGAGAATAAATGGCAACGGGCGTAACAAGTCTTACAGGATTTAGCGAAAATCCATATCTAACAATCGCTGAATATAAAAACGCTCCAACCTCTATTGACTTTGACAACCTTGTTGTAGGCGGAAACTCAGGAGCGCAAGACGCAGAATTGGCACGCGTTATTCTTCGCGCTACTTCATACCTAAACGAGTATTTGAATCAAGATTTAACGGCTCAAAGTCGCACCGAAACACAAAGAACTAGATTTAATAATCAAGGTTATATCGCTTTACACCCAAATCATAATCCAATAATTTCATTGAGCAATTTTCAATACGGTTCAACACCTAACAATTTAACGACTTTAACTGACCCATCAACATGTTGGTTTGAAGATCAACAAATCATTATTCCTGCTTCAGATAGCCAACTTACCAATTCAAGTCAAGGGCCGCTAGCTTTTGGTGGAACAGGTGCAGGTAATCGCGTATTTGTTAAATACACTTATGTAGCAGGATATGTAAATACAACAATAGTTACCGCAACAGCCACACAAACAACACTTACAGTTTTAAGTGGAGATGGATTTATAGCAGGTGAATCATACAGAATTTATGATGGCGGTAATAGTGAAACAATCACGGTTGCAAGTACATACACTTATGGCTCTACAACAGTTCCTTTAACAACAGCATTGACCTATACACACGCAGCTGGCGTTGCCATAGGCAATTTACCCAACGCAGTAAAACAAGCGACCATATTGGCTACAACAGCTTTTATTAAAGCAAGAGGTGATAACTCTTTAACTATGGCAGTAACAACCTCCCCATCAGGGAACATAAGTAGCGCTCAACGATTTGGCTCAGATTTAGCGCTGGCCTTAGATATGGTTTCTCTATATCGAAGGATTAGATAATGGCAGGAAGAACTGGGGTCAGAGCAACCCTTTATACTTTCTTAACCAGCCCTCCAATAACCGGGCTGAATCAAGTATTTACTAGCTTCCCGAAAAGAATAAACTATCAAGTAGGCTCGACGGCAGGACAATTATCTAGGGCTGCGGTAGTGATCTTCATACAAAGCGAAACCGAAAGTCGGTTAGCAATCGGAGGAGCAACCAATGGCTGGAAAAGAGTAGATTTCACCGTAATCTTACAGGTTTATCAGCATTCAATGGAACGAAACAGCGAAGCAGCTATGACTACTTTTGATACGCTGATAGATGATATTAAAACAAGGTTAAGGTCAGATCATAGATTTGGAGACGCGACAGGAACATTAGTTTGGCAAGGCGCTGAGCCAGTAATCTCAACTACTTATGGAGAACCTGCTACTAGCAATGAAGGCGCTACTGAGACCTTTGCTGAGATACAATTCGAGGTAACTGAAATGATACAAGCTTAGGAGAAATATGAAATATATATATAACGGAGAAGATGAACGCGTGTTTCCTTCGCTTGGAATCACAGTTAAAAAAGGTGAAGAATTTGAAGCTCCAGATAATTTTAATGCAACAAATGTATTACCAAGCAATAGTGCTAAAATACATATCAAACCAACAACTAATACAAAGCAGGAGAGTGAGTAATGCCAATACAAGCGTCTAGTCGTTCCTATGTGGGCATAGCAAAAGAAGCCACAAAGGGAACAGCAGTAGCAGCAACAGATTTTATCCCAGTAGCAAAAGATAGCTTGAAACCTGTCGATGTTATTGACGCGTTATACGATACAGGTTTGCGTGGAAGCAATGTAACAAACTACGCATATCTACAAGGTCGCACTCGTTCTACTTTTGATTTCGGTGGTTCAGCGTTTGCCGACACGATGGGTTATGCACTCGCAGGAATTATGGGTTCAGTAGCAACAACAGGAGCAAGCGCACCATTTACACACACAATTTCATTATTGAATAGCACTACCTCAGCAGCAGACGCTCAACCAATTTCATACACACTTACAGACTTTTATGCCGTAGCTGTGCGTCGTTATCCCGGTTGCCAATTTTCTGATTTTTCTTTACGCTTCAACGCAGACGGATTATTGGAATATGACGCTAAATCAACAGGTTGGCAGAGCGCAACAATCGCAGACCCAACACCTTCATTTAGCACCGTGTTACCAACTCCAGTATGGCGTGGCACCGTAAGTATCGGTGGCGGTTCAGTAACGACTGCTATGGAAGGTAACATCGATATGAAGCGAGCAGTAACACCTATTTATGGAATTAGCAATACACAAAATCCATATCAGGTATTCCTTGGTCCACTTGAGGTAACTGGCAAGATCAAGTTTGTAATGGACGCAGATACCGAATTAACACGCTACCTAAACAATTCTCAGCCAATCCTTGTCCTTAACTGGCAACAAGGAGCAGGTGCGACACTTACACAAATCCAAGCCACAATCTCAAAGGGA